CCTGGGTATAAGCGTATTGCGGTGAGATTTACTCCACCTTCGCTTAGACAACAAGCAAACCTGGGATTCCTAGGCATTGCTAAGTTACTACCACGACGCATACTTCTATAACTTTTAAGAGAACTTTATATGTTCACACCAACATCCCCTGTGACTGGTTCAGCTATATCTGGCTTATCTAGCCCGACTTACACTTTAACCAGTGATTCCTCTGGTACAAACGCTGCGAAATTATATGCAGTCACCGCTCTTGGTGGTACTCAGACAGGCGTAAGCGCTCACTCCACGGATCAACCTTTTACAGTTAGAGCCTCACGGCCTAAACTTGTAAAAGTGTTGTCTCCTGTGGCCAGTGGCCAACTACGCAAGTCTATCCCCAAGAATGTCTACAAAGTCTCCACATCTAAAAGTGTGGTCATAGATCTTGTGACCGGTGAGTCCTCTACCGTAATAGTAGAGACCTCTATCAGAGTGCCTGTAGGGTGTGTCCTTGCTGATCCCACTTCATTATCTGCGGCACTTTCGTGCCACGGTGGGGTCATCTCGGATACTCTCCAGGGTATTAGGGACACTGCTGCAAACGGCATTCTCTAGTACAATCTTTTTCTATCCTTGTAGGAGAAAAACATGCTCTTTAAAACAAAAATGAATGACGGTACTTTACCCGTCGATGCACTTTATGAGGCACTTATCAATGATTTCCTTCATGAAAATCACGGTGATCCTTGTGCTTATCACACTCCTGACAGCAATGTCAGAGATTTTGCTTTTAACCACCTCCTCAATAGATATTACGGCAAGTACACCGGATCTAGCGAAATTGCTAGCCAGGTTTCTCTTGTCTTAACGTCTGAGGAGAAAAAGCAGAAGACGTTAGCTTCGTTTTTGGAAGCTAATGTCAAGTGTGCGAGCATGAGTCCTAAGTTTAAGACTGTTTTGTCATCTTTCAGCGAAATGACCTCGACCGTACTGGGCGAGGCACGCTTACTAACATGGAATGTGTTTGGTAACTTTGAGCTATCATCATTGTTAAACTATAATAATGGTGCACACACAAGTGTGAGCAATATGTTATCTACTCCTGAAGTGTTTGGTAAGAGAGCAAGCGCTGGGCGCAGTCGTTCTGGTATCAAAGCGTACCCATTTAAGTATGGGGTGGACGATTTAGTATTTACGTCCGTTAATAGCTACGAGACCTTTAAACTTATGTGCCACGAAAGCAGCTGGTTGTCCACTAGTTTGAAGGACATTCCAGTTGCATTTACCTCGGTGAGCTCCTTATCTTTGATTGAAAAGGACAACAAAAGTTTTCGCTGTATCGAGCCTCAGCCTAACGGCACTGTTATGGTGCAATTACGTTTAGGTGAGGCGATGTCGATACCAATGCGAAAATTTGGCATTGACATTCGCGATCAGAGTAAAAATCAGTCTGCGGCTCTTTCTGGAGTTGCAGAAGGGTATTCTACACTTGATTTGACGAATGCCTCTGGTCTTATATGTTGTGGGTTAGTAGACTATGTCTATGGTGACTGTAATAACCTATTACAGCTATTATATCACAATCGAATACCTTACATCAATGTTCCCGGTGTTGACGAACCTATTACAGCTGAATACTTCAGTGGTATGGGTAACGGATACACATTTCCAATGGAAACATGGCTCTTTTACGCACTTGCTAGAAGCGTCTGTAAGATCTTAAAATTGCCCGTCAGTGGGATTAGAGTCTACGGAGACGATATTGTCGTACCCAATAAAGCTTTTAAACCATTGATGCAAGTTCTGGAAGACATAGGTATGCAGCCAAACCTTAATAAAAGTTTTGGTTGCGAAAGCCTTTTCCGTGAGTCATGCGGGACCGATTCCTTTGATGGTCAGTATGTCACAGCACCGCGTCCTCGCGGTAGTTGGGACACTGAGGTCTTAGGTTTACATCAGTTCATCAATGACTTAATGGAGTGGGCGGAGTTTCATAAGTTCCTGATTCCACATACCTTAATGGTTGTGGATAAGTTGCTTTATGAAGGGTGTGTTAATGTAGTACCTCCTTGGGAATCCGCCATAAGCGGTCTTAAAGTTTCTCATACTATATTTCCCTATAAGTGGGACGTCTTTCTACAATGTAGGACGTACCAGTATTATATAGCTGAGTATGAGTGTAAAACGGTCAAACTATGGACTGAAAGCAAGAATTGCCCACCATGGCAAAACTGGCGCAGTAACATAGCCGCTGCATTAATAGGTGCCATTTCACACGACCCAATCAGTATCAAAGCTAACCGAAAACGTACTAGTAAAACTATGTATATTAAGGTTAGTACTGAACGTGTCGCGTATAAAGAGCATAGTTCACCGAAGTATCTGTCAATTCATAAAGTTGATGAAGTTGACTCCCCAATTAATGATAAGTATCGTGATAAGCGATACGCTCTGTATTGGGAGTTAATTAGTCAACTCCGGCCTAGCAGGGAGAGATCCTTTCTGTTTGACCACATGGATGGCGCTGACCCGGTTTATCAAACTGGGGTCGGGAAATCACTTGCGCTTTCGGCAGCCTTATCCAGGTCTGCCTATTCAGCAATGTCTACACATGGTACCCTAGGGTACATAGTGTTAGACGCCGCAGCGTAAGCCCCAAAGTCCTG